GATGTCTTCGAAGGAATCCCCGTAATTATTGGTGTAGATATCCTCCATGACCTTTTTATACCGTTCTGTTTCCTCGGTACTTTTTCCAGTACTGGCAATGTATTGGTTCATTGCCTGGTCGATATCGTTCGCACTTTTCACAGCAGCAACACTGACGCCTGCAATTGCCGTCCCTGCCGCAAGCATACCCGCTCCAATAGCCTTAGCCGTTCCTGATGCTATAGACGATAGCTTGGATCCATGCGACTTGGCGGACTCCTCGCGGTTCTGATACGAATCATCATCATCTTTTTCCTGTTTGTCATTTTCCTGCTCATTCTTCTTGGTAACGTCCTCTTTTACAGATTTTTTTACCTCAGCGCTTTCCTTTTCCGCATCTTCCGATTTCTTCGCTGTCTTCTTGGCTGATTTTTCAACCTTTTTCCCAGCCTCATTAAGATCCGACTCAAGTTGACTGTCATCAGCAACAATTTCATAAGTAACTTCTCCGCCACTGTTCTTGGACACCTGTCCCACCTGCCTTTATTCATTCGCCGGCACAGTGGCACAATGGCTGTTATAGTCTTATTTCAAATTCCTTCCTGCAGTCTGGATTTTTGCACTTAAAAAAGAGCCCTCTGCAACTGGCTCCTGTTTTGTAAAATATGTTCTGTTTATGCCCGCAATGCGGACACTCTATTTTTTTAATTTTCTTTCCGTCTGCTATCATCTCTTTGCCATTCCCTCCAATGTATGGAACAATAGATCTAATCCAGACTGTCCTCCTCCGCCTTGCACCGGAAGAGCATAATAAGATTTCATCTCATTGATTTCCTGTATCTCTTTTGAATTCTTGCCGTTGTATTCCGGAACCGGCATCTGCCTGATCCGCATGATCTGTTTGATTTTTGTATCCGCCGGCAATCCATTGAACAGATACAAGAACTTTTTCCAGGGTAATTTCCCCTGCTCGTCAATCAGATCAATCCGGTATGCCTGCATGAATGAAGCGTAAATGTAATCTCCGTCCCGCTCAAAATCTAACACCGGAACTGGACTTTTTTTTATTTGCGGACGTTTTTCCACTTCAATATACCTGCTCGTTATATCCTGCATGAGCTTCAACTGCTCTACTGGCTTCAATAACCTGAGATTCCACCTGTTTCGAATCAACATGCTCAACGCCTGTTGAATCTTTTCGTAATCCGTCAGCGATTCCTCTTTGTATAGCCTCTGTACTTCAAGGACAACATCGAAAGCCGGGTTGACGTCAAATCTCCCTTTGTCTGTGCAAATACGATAGGACGGAAGCTCTGTCAAGACTCCCATTACCAGAATCTCCGTCTCTTTTTCGCACGATTATACTGACTCACCAATGCTTTCTTATTCTCCGCCTTGATTTCAGTAAGCCTTGGAATAACAACTCCTGTAATAAATGGGATGACTTCCTTTGCCATCTCGATATAATGGTCTTTGTAGAACTGCTGAATGGTCTCTGTCCCATCTGCTCCAAATACAGCTTCAAACATGTCAATTTCTGCTCTTCCAAGCATCTCGACCGCATCACTTAACTGTTCGTTGCTGGCTTCTTTTCTTTTGATTTCCTGCACATCCGAAAGCGCTCTGACCAGTGCCGTGTATTTCCGATTGATCTTTGCGACCATATCATCTGCATCCAAGGATACTTTTAATGTGTGCTGCACAACGCCATTTTCATCTACCAGTTCGAAGTCTTCCTCAAATCTTTTGTTTCGTTTTGCCTGATATGCCATGATCTTTACCTCCTAAAAAGGGAGAGCCGTGCCCTCCCTACGCTGTTGTACCAATTGACGGACGTCCATTACCATGAATGGTCACAGTCAGTGAATTGATATTGTTCGCATCTCCATAAGCTGGAGTAATATTTGCCAACGTGATTGGCCAGATAATTACTTTCTTGCCCTTCTGAATCTTCATGTGCGTCTTTCTCTTCTCACCGAGTCCATACATCACATCATCACTCAAAATATAATCACACGCATCATCACCTGGCTTCACTGAGCCTGTCAGCGTTAATGTAAGCTGTGCACCTGTTACCTCACTGGATCCCCAGCCTTTGTCGGCGTAATAAGTAAGCTGTTGAATGACCTCATTTAAGCTCTGCGCCATATTTGTTGTCAAATTCGCAAGCGACGCCCAAGTAGGCTGTCCTTCTGCCGGAGACGTGTTGATGAATGCCTCTGTCTCATAGTTGATTTCCGGAGTAATCGGATTACTTGGGACATTTGGCTCCGCGAATATCTGTAAATCCATGTTCTTCATAATATCACCCTTTCTTAACAATATATCTTGCAGTTCAAGATGCAGGAGTAATGGTATACTCCGTCTTCATCTCGCCCTATTTTACTTGGTTCCTTGGCAATGGATGTATCCAGCCACGAAAATGTCTTTCCTTGTGGATACTTCTTTAATCCCTGCAGGTATCCAGCAATCTCACACAGTTGTTCCAGGCAACGCTTCTGATCTGCATGCCGGCACAAGAACAATACCGGGATTGTCTTGACTTCCTGCTTGTTGTAGCTTGTCGATTCCGTAAATCCTTCTCCAAGCTCAGCATAGATTCCTCCATCTTTTGGAAGCTCTTCCAGGGAAATCTCCGTGCCGAGATTGCAGTTCTTCTCTGCCGTGTCTGTAATTAGTTCTAGTAATTCTGTCAACATCACTTAAGCCTCCTCTTCAACGCTGCCTGGAATACTTGCTTCCATTGTTCACCATATACTTCCCTGGCATACTTCGCCCATTCCGCACGCGCAAGATCAGACGTAAATTTAATATCATCATAGTAGTCGGCAGGACTTCTCGTATCCGGGCTACCGTGCATAATCTTTCCGTTCCATAGATACTGCGAATACGGTTCTTCCCACTTCATAGCAAACTTCCCATTAGCAGCTTTCTTATCGCTATTGGTTAAACCACTATTTTCAAGTGTACCGAAATCATGCGGCACATGCTCTGACACATCTTGTAACGCCTGTAATCCCATATCAGTCAGTGCCTCGTTACTTGCTGCCTTTATCAATGCGGCTGCTTGGGGTGTTCGCAATGTAACCCGTGTCTTAATCTTTGCCATATCTCACCATTCCTATCTCATAGTGATGCAGTTTGGAATTATCATACAGAGGCTCTACCGTTTTTATCTGGTGCTTCTGACCGTTGAAATCAACTACTTGATCAACTTCAAAAGAAACATCAGAAGGTCTGCTGTTGCGACAGTCATAGAAAAGCGTAGCAGCCAACTGTACCTCTGCATTATTCTTATCCCGGATAATCTGTTTGGATGGCTCTATCCGGATGTTAGACAGTTCCTGTCCTCCATTCAGTTCGCCCTTTCCCCACTTGTCCACATTGACTCGCTGATACAGGGTGGCTGTATGAATCAATAATCTTTTCGGAATCGGTCTCATCAACAGCTCCCTCCTCGATAGGTCAGACCAGTCGGCCACAAGATTCTTTCCGCCCTCGGCGAAAATATGGACTGTTCCGTGGATCCGTTGCCAGAAGATGTTCCAGAGTATGAAAACTTGCCAAGTGTTGCTCCTGACATTCCATTTCCCATATCCATCTCTGCCCCGCCGTTCGCGTCCAGATATTCAATCTGTGCGCACACCGCATTCTTCACAAGCTTCTGCGTCGTTTCCGGCATCATAGGGAAACCCTCTTCTGTAAGCCTGTATAACGTCAGCTCCTCAACAATCTCTCCGGCTCGTTGACACAATACAGAGAAACCGGCAGATTCTACCGGCTCCCCTTTGAATACATCATTGTAATATGTTTCATCCACATACATTCAGATCAGCTCCTTACGCCTCTGTACGCTTCACATATACGGTCTGTGGTTTTGAGATCTTCATACCGTAGATCTTACGACCCTGTACTGCAGAAGCTCCGATATATTTTCCAGATCCACCAAGATCCTGAATATGGACATCTACACCCCACTCCTGCACACGATGGCACCAATTCGGGTGACCGGCAATAAATTCAGTTGTAGTCTTCTTAGATGCAACGGTTTTGGTATCATCAACCATTGTGTTTCCAGACTCATACAGTGCGAATCCAGCAATTGCTCCTGTTGCACCTGCCTCTTTCATTCTCTGAGAGAGATCTCCCTGTCGAATAAAGTGGTCGTCCATCATCAGCACCGCCATGAACTCTGGAGAGCAAATCATCCATCGTCCATCTGTCGGAACACCAATTCGTGTCAGATAGGTCTTAGCATCAAGCACATGTTTGTATGCATTTGCATCTGTAGCAGCTGTTTTTGTTGCACACACTTTAATACCTTCCGTTGTCTCCAACATATTGATAGATTTCTTATCCATCTCCAATGCAAGTGCGTATCCAGCTGAATCCAAGCGATCTGCAACCAGATTATCCGGAACTGCTGCGGCATCATATCCGTCAATCAGCTCATTGACTGCTTTGTCCTGGTCGATGTCCAGATCAATATATCCGGTCGAACCTTTGTCCAGGTCAACTCCTGTAGCTTTGTCATAATCCTTGACCGCTACTTCCGTGTCTCTTACCGGAATCTTAACCTTTCCGGCTTTTGGATTTCCTTCGTAGTTAGTGTTAAAAATATAGTTATCTCTTGTAACAAGAGTCTGTCTGAGCTTTTTATCCACCAGAGAAGACCAGCGCTCCTGGTGTGCGTGTGCAAAAAGCTGTAAATACATCATAAATTTCATACTATTATCACTCCTTAATCATCTTTTAATCCTGGGTTCTTTGAATAGAACGCCGCCTCAACACCAGACATTTTCTTTCTGCGGCCATTCTGTCTCTGTCCCCAGGACTTGCTTCTTGATTCTTCTTCATCATCCTCCTCGTCTTTATCCTTGGAAGATTCTTTGAACTGTGGGTATTTCTTCAATACCTCGTCGATAGCGTCCTCGATATCCATATCCTCATCTTTAGCCATGTGCACTCTGGCCAGTGCAAGAACATCATCCACACAAGCCTTATCCACGTCATGCTCCAGGCATGTCCATTTCATCTCCATCTCATCTGCCTTGGCAGCCTTATCACGGAGCTCCTGTGTTTCAGTATCATCATCTTCTTTCTCGCTACTCTCTCCGGTCTTGACCTTACCGTTCGGTTTCTTTCCAGCCTTTTTCTGCTGTTCTCTCTGCCATTTTCTTTTTTCTCTGGCAAGACGTTTCTTGACGGCATCATCTACATCCTTCTGGGAAAATTTCTTTTCATTCTCTTCTAGCTCATCATCGTCACTGTCGTCATCGTCGTCTCCTGGATCATCGTTATCATCATCTCCGCCTTCATCTCCCGGATCATCGTCTCCTCCGTCTCCGGCAAAAAGCTGCAGGTTTATTGTCCAGTATCTTTCTTTCATGTTCATGTTCTTCATGATTATCCTCCATTTCTCCGCTTAACGCCCGTCGGCAGCCGTAGCTTGTACGTATTCAGTACCATAAGTTCTCTGTATGTCACTCACGGCAATAAAAAAAGAATCTACCAGAAGGTACCCCTTTTCTGATAAATCCTTATATTCTATATCAATATGCCCGTCAGCAATGTGGTAATAGATCTCGTCATCTGTAAGCGCTTTGAGCGAATGTACAAGTCCCTGTGTTAATGCTGATACGGCAGCACAAATGATATCATTTCCGATTTCTGCATATCCTGCATGGCCATCTACCGTCAGACCAGTTCTGGTAATATTGATTGCAATCAATAGCATCACCTCCTAAAAATGTGTATAAAAATACCACCAACCATTTCTGATCAGTGGCGTTAATCTTCCCTATGATTCGGACATTTTAAACAGATTTCCTTATAACCAGTGACTTTTCGCACCGCTTCCGGAATTGTCCAATCAGGTGCCAGTCCTTCAACATTCATATGGATATCAAAGCATATCCCATCTTCAATTTCAGTCCCCAATAACGGACATTTAATCTTTTTTGATGCCATATTTTTCTGCCACCTCCCTGATTTTTAGTGTTTGTTCATCGAATTGTTCTTTCTTAAATGCTGTTCGAATATTATTATTTTCTGTATCAACGTATACGGCTCCATTAGGTCCGTAATAGTTTACAAATCTTCCATTCCAGCGAGTAAGAGAAATATCCGCTTCTTTTATAAATCTTTCTGCCTCTTCTCTGGAAACACTATGTTCTCTTTCTGCATTTATATGTCCAGCATCAAACGAGAACTCCGAAACATCTATCTTATCCGGATTAATTCTTGGAACACCTCTTATTTTTGCTTCTGTTAGTTCTTCTTTTATTTTATCATTTCTTATCTTTAAAGCAACTTCTTTTTGTACTTTCTTATTCTTCGCCACAGCTTCTGCAGATAATCTCTTATCAAACCCTACAATCTGTTCCCTGTCAGTCCTGCGGTGTAATCCGGGAGTATCTTTCACGTAATACTTTAGCTTATTCTCTGTCCGCTTAAGCTTTACAGAAACTTCCTCGAACCCCTCCTGATCTCCTGCCGCGTCCAGCATCATACATTCCCGTTTCTGCTTTCGCACTTCCCTCTCAAGAGCTCTCTGCACCTGTGTCTGCTTATACAGCTTATCATTTGCATTCATATCCTCTGTTGGAAAATGCCTCTGTATATTCACGCCTGGAATGAACGGCCACTTATGATGCCCGCAATTGATTCCGAGAATCCCGTCCGGTTCACCATAGCTGGAAGAATTCCAAGGGTAATACTGAATCTTCTTTCCATGCAGATCTTCTGTGTACCCGCTCCCATTGTTCAAGTCAAATATCTTGCCTTGGTCCTTTGCGCATTTGGGGCGTGCACCGGAATGACTGTCGATCTGTATCAAGTGACACCCGGCATCTCGTATCCTGGCGTCCTGAACTTCCTCGGCTGTACTTCTGGCCGTATTCCTCATAGCCATGTTCACATAGGCTTCTGGGGTCCACTCTCGCCCTCGTTTATCCACGAATGCCGGAATTCCTTTATCATTCAACTGTCTGATGCACCGTCTAACCGCCTGCTGTCTCGACTCAACGCCGCTTACCACTCCTCCAGCGCCACTGTTCAGAATGTTCCATGCTTCCTGTGCTATGTTACTGACAAGACCTTTGTATTTCTCAGATGCCTTGTACAACATGACTGTGTTGCACATATTCAGCGTATCCTTCGCCTGTTTTCGGAAGCTGTGTACTACGCGCTTCACGTTCTTGCTCTTGTCAACCTGTACAGCTTCCTCAGCCAGCCCCCGTCTTGCCATGTATCGGAGTCCCGGTTCCATATTATTGATAGCGTCCTGTGCTGCTTCATTCAGCATTCTTTCAGCTGCAGTCTGACTTAGTCCGGACATCTTGGCAATCAGCCGGATATTTTCCTGATTAAGCTTTCCAATCTCGGCCAGCTTCTGCATCAGCCACCTGTCAGTATCAATGGGTTGTTCCCACCCCTGCAGATGCCTGGCAATATTCTGTAGTATCTGAGCCTCCAGGTCAATATATATTCCGTCCACAGGCTCTGCAAGCTGTTGGTTCTCCAGTATGTTCACAAGCTACCACCTACTTCTTATCGCCCGGATCAGACGCTTTGCCACTCTTAGTATCATCGGGGTCTTGATTCTCCTCACCCTCTTTCTCTTCGGGTGAATCGTCCTCCTCGTCCAGTTCATCATCCTCTCCTCCTGTCCAGTCAATATCCTGTCCGGTTATTTGATTGTCTTGCCTGATTCGTTCTAATTCTTCCTGGGCTTCCTGTTCAGAGCACTTGTTAATCTCCATGATTGCAGTAAGCTTGGAACGAAGACCTGCATTCACAAGCTTAACATTCTTATCAATGAGTGAGTTGCTATCCTCAATGATAGAATCGTCAAAATCCACTGTCGCATCAATAGCTCCGCCAGTATCAAGAAACGATACCGCACGAACCATATTGATAATTACATCAGCTATCACAATGCAGTGCTTCTGTCGATTCTGATAGAGATCCGACTTGTCTGAGACAACCTCTGTCGCGGTCTTAACTCCTCCAGAGTCATACTTGTACCTGCCGGCACCCATGCCTACCTTGAGGCTCAGCAAATCCAGCGCCTTTTGGATACCAAGCTCATGCTCCTGTGCCCGGATTGACATATCGACCTCGGTCAACTGATTGCTTCCGTTCTTGTCTTCCGGAAGTAAGTAATACACCGTATCGTCTGGGTCGAATGTCGGAGAAGATATTCCATCCGCCTCCATCTGCCTTCTCGCCATGCTGATTGGCACCATGATTCGTTTTCGACCTAAGACGAACTCGTTCATGTAGCTGTCGTAGATAAGGTCACAGCCTTTCACCTCGTCAATTCCGTTCGCATATACGGATACTCCGAGCGGGCTGTCCAAATCTATGTTATTACAGATATTCGGCGTTATAATCTGGAATAACGGCTCTGCGCTCTTTGTAAATACCAGTTCTTCAATATCCTCCGGAGCTTCAATCTCTTCCCCGCTTTTTGCATCGATGTACACGTTTTCGATGTAATACTGATTTGTTTTTTCTCCGTCATCAACCTTCCCGAATCGATGCATCTGTAAATAGATGACTTCTTTCCCGTTCAACATCTTCGCTGTTCCAAATGCACACTCCGTGATATCTCCATTGTCCCAAGACAGCGGGTATATCATATCGGCACGAATATAATCAATAATCACCTGACCATCTGCATTTATATACTCCACGAAAGCTCCTGTACCTAGAGCAAAAGCTTTTTCTATAAGCCGATTCCCTTGTACGCGAAAATTATTGTAGTTTAAAATTTCTGTCAGACGCTTACTGTATTTTCCTGCTTTAATAGCCACCTTCTCATTGAGCAACAAGTTCGCCCAATCCTCACAGACTGTTTTAGCCATTCCCAGCTTATAGCGCTCCTGGTTCGTCATTACGGCTCCATTGTATAGCTTATAGTGGTGGAACTTCTCAACGTCGTTCTGATACCACTCCAGCCATTCATCAATATGGTCATATGTTTCATCTGGTACTGCGGGATATCCTCTCTGTATCAGATACTCTTTCACTCTCTTATATGTGCTATCTCTCACGTTTTCCACCTCCTATGCTGCAATATACACGATTTCGTCCTGTATACTCTCAGTGCTGTATTCCGTGCTGTCCAGACTGTCAACATTCATCTCACCATCGTCCAGTCGCACGTCCATGTTCTTTTTCTTCTCGTCATATACTGCCTCTTCAAATGCAGCAATGATATGTGTGCAATGCTTCATAACCTTCCATCTGTGCTGAGCTATCAGGCTGTTGTAGAATGCTATTCGGTCATTAATCGGACCTTTGATTGCATTCTTGATATCGATCACTACATGTTCCTGAATGCAAGCCATCTCTAATCCGGATATCAACGTCTGCTCTGCATTGTCACAATATGCTTCGTACACCTTGTACCGGCTCTGTGCCCGCCGGACAAAATCAATGAAATCGTCCTGGAGCTGTTTTGGATTAATACGCTTCTTGCAGTAATACTCATCCAATACGACCACCTGCTTGAACCCTTTTGTGAATCCCGTCAGTGTAAAGGAATGAGCTGACTTCGTGCCTCCGAAATCGACTCCAATCACTGCATACGCAATCTGATTATCCTCAAGCCACTTCCGGTCGATGAGATAATCTTTCGTGTGATCCGCAAACTGTTGATATATAAGCCCGTCCGCTGCAACCCATTTTCCAAGAATAAAACGCTTGTAGAATACACTGCCATGCGGCCATGCTCTGCGGTATCTCTCCAGTACCTTTGGTGATAGGGTAAGGTTATCTGTCATCATGAAGTGCAGATGATATACTTTCTTCTTTTTTGCCTGGAGAATATACTCTTCCCGGATATAATGGTGTGGTCCTGCCGGATTGCAGTTCATCCAGGTCTTAGCACCTTCCACGGAACAACGTCCGATTGCCTGATCTACAAAACTCTTCGGGAATAACGCTGCTTCATCAAGGTAAGCTCCTGCTGCAGTAAGTCCCTGCAGAGCATCTTGTGCTGCTTCTGTATTGGCTCCGTACAAGTAATAGGTATTCGTGCCAATCTCAATCCTTGCATCCGTTCCGGAGCGCACGTAATTGTATGGCCAGCCCCATGCTTCAAGAATCTGTAGCATAGGTCGAATTACATTCTTTTTGAGCGCTCCCATTGTCTTTCCAGCCAGAATAAAAGACTGACCTGCGAACATCTCCTGCGACCAAGTGAGGAAGCCAATAATGCAGGCTATAGTCTTTCCTGATCGGATGGCTCCGTCCGCCACCACAAAATCGCATTGCGAGCTGACCAGTGGAGGTCTCCACCAGTGCATAAGTTTCTGCTGCTGAGTAGAAAATGGGGAAAACTTAAACTTCGCTGGCTTCTTCTGTACCTTCGGCATCTTCCTCTTCCTCCACTTCATCAGCAAACAGATTATCTAAATCTTCCTGCGTCGGTCTCATAGCTTTCAGGAAATCACGGATATTCTCGTCCTGATTGTCCGTATCACCAATTTCCTGATCTCTAGCTCTCTTGGCTCTATCTGTTCGAATCTTCTGTTCTTCTAAATCAGCTTCAGACCTTTCCGTCTGTCCGACGGTCTTCATGATTGCCTGATATGCTTTCACGTCTCCCAGTGACGCCTGCTGAATCATAGCCATTGCTATGACTTCCTCGTAGGTGCTCTCGCCACCATCTGACCGTAATATATCTGATAGTCCATCAACTTCCACCTGCATAGTTAATAGTCTGTTCATTGTATCCCTGAGAGCTGCTTTCCTGCGCCTGGTCTCACCACTTCTTTTTCCACCCCTTGAACGCATTTCTCTTTCTTCGCTCTCACTTCGATTGCCTTTCCCATATGGGATTAAGTTTTGTTCATTCGCCACTTCACCACCTTCAATTCTGGTTTATTTTTGCATTATAAAAGCACCCCGGAGGGTGCCTAATTCAATTAGTTTTATTTATTATCTATAATTTTTGAAATATCTTTTCCTGTTTTTCTTTCTTGTTCTATTAACATTGCTAAGATTTTCCCTTGTAACTCCTCATCTGTAGTTTCGTCTGTAATTTCAATAATATCCCCATTATTATCATCAAGCACAACTTCTTTCTCGTACCCAATACATTTTTTCAAAAACTCTAAAATTATTTTTAAAAGTTCTTTGAGAGTAAGAATATCTCCTATAATTTGAAGTCCATGGTCCATATTTTTTAGTACAACTTGTATTAAATCTGGATAGACTGCCGCCGGCATACATTCAAATTTTACTACAGCTTCACAATTCCCTTTAACATACATATTTCTTGTAAAATCCATAATATCTTTTGAATCTATTTGGACATCTTTACCGCTATAATTATTAGTATTAATACAAATCTCTATATTCATTTTTCTACCTCCTCTATACATACAAAAACCTACCCTCATAATATCTTAAAATACGACATTATGCAACAAAAGAACGACCTGTTGCCAAGCCGTTCCTTCTAGGTTTTGTATGTACTTCTTGAGGAAATTGAAAAATTGGAAATCGTCTTTCCGTTCGTCTTTCGACGATATCATAATATCACATGTACTACTGAACTTCTATGAACTCTTTTTCCGGAAGCTCCAAATGTGCCAATGCCTTTCCATGAAGCTTCAACACCCATCTTTCAGAATAGTGCATCTGTTCTGCAATCTCATACCACTCCATACCCTTGATATACCGGTAGAACAATACATCATCCTCATTCCTTGATCTAAGCTTCTTGATTCTCCTTGCAATGTCCTGATACGTCATAATCCTCAGTCCACGTTCTCTCTTGAGTTCATCAATCAATCCCTGGATACGTGCCACCTCTCCGGACAGATCTCCCTGCCCTCCGGATCCATGAGGCATGCCGTCATAATTAATCGCCTTCGTGGACATCATCATTTCACGTAGCTCCTTGATTTCTTCCGAAATCCGGTTGACCCTTCTCACATGATCCTTATAGCTCCGGAGGTATTCCTTCTTCTGTTCGTTCTCTGTTTTCACTTCCTGCTCCACGTCCTATCTCCTCCCCTGTATTAATATTCTTGTGCCTCAGATATCCCAGCACTCCATAATACGCTGGCCGTTTCATAAATCTCTTCGCGTGCTCACAAGGTTCACGCTCTGCCATCTGGTCACGACCTGATATAGCATCGAGGCGCTGGTCTTTACTGATGTGCATTAGCATCATCTCCTTTTGCTTTCATAGCTTTTTCCACTCTACCAAGAGCATCTATTCTTCTCCTTTCTCCCAATACTCAACGATATATTCTTTCTTGCCCTTTGTATTACCTGGAATCACACGATATCCAATCTTAACGGAATACCCTGCCTTAATTAACAGCCTGGCAATCGTAAGCCGATCTTCTTCATTCAGACCAGCCGTACCACCTCGAATACTACGAATTACTGCCATATTCTCCTCCTTCAATAAAATCAAACAACGTTGGTGTTTCTCTCTCATTTTCTGCTTCCTGCAAGTATCCCACTCCATCTCGGAAATAATCTGGGCTTAATTCTATTCCATATCCTTTCCGGTTCATTTTTACTGCTGTCATTGGTACTGTCATAAGCCCTCCGAATGGATCTAATACCGTCTCTCCCGGATTGCTGAATCTGTCTATGATGCGCTCCACAATATCCAACTGCAACGGACATACGTGCATCTGTAATCTTCTGCGGCTCTGTGTTGTATTTAATGTCCGCATTCGGTTGATATCATCCCATACTTCCATCTGATTCCAGGAACCCGGTGCAACTACCATGAATGATGCTGGAAGTTTTCCGTTTTTATCCAGCTCTTCCGCAAGCTTTACGTGTTCTTCATAACTGTATACAGATTCTCTGGAGTATTTTCTATACATTGCTTGCAGGTTGTCTACGGAAATGTCTTTCAGTTCTTCTTTGCTGATCAGGCGGTCGCCTGATGACCTCCAGTAGCCGTGTGCATCTATCTGCCAGCGTGCTCTTGTGTACTCTTCCTTACTCTTTTTCACCGGAGTATCTGCATAAGCCGTTGAATGATCTGTTGGGAGTTTTCGGAATAATAAAATGTATTCTGGACAACCCACTCCCATCTTGGAACCGTCTTTACATTGTTCCGTCCACCCTAGGCGATAAGTCTGATTATTTTCTCTCACAACATCTGTAATGACTGTAATCATTCCGAAATACTGAAAGCCATGTTTTATATAGTGTTCAATGCATAATGCGTGAAATGGTTCAATAGTTGGCATTCCTGTACCTGTAGCATTCCCAAATAGCACTCTGTCTTTTACGTGGACTGCTGCCACCCGTCCCGGCTTTAGTATTCTCAGAAGCTCCGGCGTCAAGAAGTCCATCTGCTCAAAGAATTTTTCTGTATTTTTGTTATGTCCAAAATCATTATAATTTGCGCTGTACTCATAATGATTTCCGAATGGAATGGAGGTATGAATCAGATCAATACTGTTTGTTTCCATTCTTCTTGTCTCTTCCACACAGTCATCATGAACTGCTGTGTAATTTTTACCTTCAACTCTCACCGTTTCTACACCCATTTTCCTTTCCAGACGCTTCTCAATATTTGCAGAGGATAATCCGTATTTTTTTACAATTTCAATCATCTTTTCTACCATGTGGTCATGATTTTCCCACTTTTCCATGAGCGCGTCCTTAATTTCTCTTTCGTTTTCCATGTATATGATGTCTATCTGCACCGGTTCTTTTTGTAGAAATCTATAACATCTGTGAATTGCCTGGATAAAATCATTGAACTCATAATCTATCCCTAAGAATATCTCTCTGTGACAATATCTCTGGAAGTTGCAGCCAGAACCGGAAATAGATTTCTTTGTCGCAAAAAGTCTTGTTTTTCCCTGTGAAAAATTTATAACTCTATTCTCGCGTGTTTCATAGTCCATAGATCCGTAGATATCTACCACTTCCGGAAGTGCCTTTTTTATTGCGTGTCGTTCTGACTCTAGGTCGTGCCATAGCACAAAGTGGTCTTCCGGTGAGTCTTCAACTATCTTTTTCATGGTTTGGACCCTTTGCTCGATGCTTTCTCTTTTTACCTATGCTGCTTCTTTTAATCCTGCTGCCGCTTCATTGAATAATGCTATCTGACCGTCTTTTTCAACAGCATCTCCGTACTCAATCGGTAATTCATGCCAGTTCACTTTTAGATCTGGGAGATTATATCCCTCGTCAGAATATTCCGGATTGAGATCTGACGGTTTTGTGATGAATAACGCCCAGGAACTCACCCATAACCAAAATTCATCTTCCATGTTTGGATATAATTTTAGGTTGTTCGCTTTTGTGCTGTCTCTTTGAAAAAATCTTGTGAGAGCCTGTCCGGTGTCCATCACTTCCAAATAGCCAGCGTAGTGTATTAACTCCTTGTATCTATTCGGCGATGGCGTGGCTGTTGCAACCAACTTATATTTCACATTCTTGAATTTGTCCAAAAACGTCTGATATGTCTTACTACCAAACGATCGGAGTACACTTGCCTCGTCCAATGATGTTGCTGCAAAATATGATGGATCTATATCTCCATCTCGGACTCTTTCATAATTTGTCAGAAGAATCTGTTCTTTTGCTTCTTTTACTTCCTGCATAGTCCGTACATATTTCGGTCTTTCATAGCCAAGAATGTTTACTGCATCTTGTGTGAACTCTTGCTTTACTCCCAATGGCAGCACAATCAAAGCTTTTCCCCCCTCATGCACTGCTGCCAGGTGGCAGAATTCTATTTCCTGCACAGTCTTTCCAAGTCCAAATGATTCAAACAGTGCACGCCTGCCACCTTTAAGCGCCCATGCTACTGCATCTGCCTGGTGTGGTTTTAATGCTTGATTAATTCTTGCTTTATCTACTTCAAACCCACTATCTACAGCAAGTTCAATTTTTTTCTTCAAAAATTCTATGTAATCCATCTTCAAAAGGAGCTGATATATCTTTGCCCGGCCGGAGCTCCGTCTCCTTTCGCTATCGCTATTCTAAAAATCAAATACCACTTCCGGTGCTGGTATAAAATCAACACCGCATTCTTCTTTTCTATCCAGTTCTATCTTCCGAACCGCCTTATTGATCGCCCAGGCATTGTCCTTGCAGTACACATACCCATCCGGCGCATATAAACTTTTTACCTTTCCACTGATCCTATCTAATATCGTCTGATATGACATGTGATTCTTCCTACCTGCTTCCCTGACTGATCTGTAAAAATCAACAATTTCTCCCTCTGGACTGATCTTCACAACCGACATCTCACACCCGTTGCTCCTTCCAGTCAATCTGCCAAGTTCGCTCCTTGTAGTGATACCAATGTTGTTTAGTGCATCGTCTGTGATGATCCCATTCTTGTGATATGCTACCTTTCCCGGTGGCAACGCCCCGATGAATGTGATCTGCATCAGCTTCATGACTACCTGTTCCTTGCCATTTAGTTTTACAATCCTGCGTCCATTGGAACTCTTGATATACGGGTGCATGTCCTTGTATCCACGTTTTAACACTCTGCGGAGATTGCCGAAATAGTTAATCTGGTACTTTCCGTCATATCCTGGAATGTCGTACCATTCAGTGAGGCTAATCTGCTTAATTCTCATGAGCTGCACCTCCCAGCATTGCAAGTTCCAGCGCGTCCATGTTGTAATCACGACCAGTAAAATTATTAAATTTTGTTCCTTGCGCGGGTTTCGCGGTCAATTCCAGCTGATTCCCTCTCGCCCAGTTTCTCACTGCGGCACGCCAGTCTTTCATTTTGTTCTTGCCAACCATCCAGTTCTTAGACTGGTAAAAGTCAACAAATCGCTCACAATCAATGCGATATTCTTTTTCCCTGCAGTAATTTTCAACCTCTGTTACTGTGGGTGGTTTAAAGCGGGACGCTTTTTCTTTAGACACGTTAGTGTCTTTCTTTTTAATATCATTATCATTTACATTTACATATACATTAGGTTGTGAGTTGGTTACATCTTGGTTATTGTTTGGTTTTTTCTTGGTTACATCTTGGTTATTGCTTGGTTCCTGTTTGGTTATTGGTCTACCACCTTTTTTCCCGTTCTCGTAACGCTTATTATTCGCATCAATCTGAGGTTTCACCAAGCAAAATACTGTATACTCAATCCCTCCTGTAGCTGGTTCAGTACCGTCTAATGCGTAACCTATGATGGCTTGCATAACCTTCTTATACTCTTCGGGCGGAAGTCCTGCGATAGCATCTGCAAATGATCGGTAAAATACAAAGCTGTCTCTCATTACTTTTCACCTCTTCTAATTATCATACAATGCCCTTCCATACATTTTCATCCAATCATCTAGCGGCATTGTAACAAGCCACTCTTTTCTATTTCTTCGATGCATAACAACTGGATTTTCGCCATCTCTAGCATCATTCTTCGATTGCTCGATAGCATCATAGATATTAAGCCTTTCCACCCTCTTACATTCGATATGGACTCCTGGAAGGCCTACAACATCAGCATCTCCGTTTGATCCGCAATATTGTTGCCCCCTCCGGCTGTCATACCCATACTCTCTTAATATTGTGGCAAGCTCGCGCTCACCATTCTTTCCCTTATTGTTAGAATTCATTTTGATACCTCTGAGCATCTGCTCCAACTATCGTAAGTCTGCTTCATGCATAATCGTTTAAGCTGTATCGCTCTCGCCCTATGTAAGTCTTTGGCTATATATTCGTGAAACGCTGCTTCATCTACCGGATCACTCGGTATCGGTCGAAATACGCCTTTCCCGACATTGATAATGCAATCACCGTTACAATTCGCTTTTTCTATCATATTACGAAATATTCTATCGACACTCGGATCCGCTGGACGCTGTATTGCATTTCTGTGTCCGTCGCATATCCGATGAAAATAATCTTCTGCTTTTTCTCTCGATGTCATATTTTCTCCTTTCTGCCGGAGTGCGGCATCTCCGGCATCGTGACACAATATTTGCAAAACCGAACATTTTATCTTCAGTTACGTTTGCCGCATGAAACTATGTGAATGAGTTACAATCTGTTCTTTCCAAAAATCCGAATGAACTCTTCTCTGGTCCCGTAATGCTCCTCAAAATATTGCTGAGCCATCTGCTTAAGCTTAAGATCCAATCCTTGATTGGGATTCCCGTGAACACTGTCTGCTTCGTTCTCGTGCAAATAGCATGCTATGGGAATTACGAAACCATATTCTTCGGATTTCGATCTGTATGGTCCATAGAAAATGTGGTGTCTATGGCAATATGGCGTTCCGGTAAAGTAACAATGTTCCATATCATCTGTGAACACGCTCCATAATCGTTTAGACATCTACACCATACCTCTCTTTCAAGAGTCTCTTTTCTTCCGGTGTTGCTATTTCCCTGTCCGGAATACCTGCTTCCTTACACATGGTAATCATTCCATCTATCAACCTTGCCATTTCCTCTGTGTTGTACGTATGGCTGCCGCGAAGTAATCTGTACGTTCGATACATCACATTGTCATTGCCCTCCCGCACTTGCGATGTAGGCTGTAAATGATAATTCACGGCATATCTAACTTGATTTTCTGCATCTTCTGTGTCAGGAATCGTTGTAAACACTGACTTTCCATCAATGATCCAAGGTTGTCCATATCTGATTAATGCTATGTTATGCACCTCCGGATTTGCCATATCAAGAACCTTTCCCAACTTCGATACGAGCACCCAGTAATATGCATTTGCGTCCAAGCTTCTCTTCTTACGATATTTCTTTATCTGAATGGTCAATTTTTCGCAACCCTTTAGATCTTGGAATGCTTCTCTTGCGTCTTCATTCAGTTCAAAGGACGCTGTCTGCTTGCCAGTAGCATAATTCATGGACAACCCTTGAAATATTCCTGTGAAATCCATTACTGTTCACCCATTTTATTCATGAGAATCATAAAATGCTTTACTGTAAGTTCTCTTAAATCCTTCACTTTAAAAAAGTTGCATACATTTTCAACAGTCTGATTGTGATTTGGAATGCATTTCATTAATGTGTTATACTGTGCGTCCGAAATCAAACTCATTCCCTCTTGCTGTTTAATAGCATTTAAAACCTCATCTGCGCTGGCAACACTTGTATCAATTCCGATTCCGCACATTCCAAGCGCTCTTCCTACAGCTGATGTCTCGCAATTTTCAATATAAGAAGTCTTGTTTATGAATGAGGAATCCTCTTTTTCATAGGCATGTCCCACTCCTAGCACTGAACCAAAATCATCTTTCACAACTGCAGACATCACACAGATGCCTTTCTCTAAGCTTTCAATATTTGTCTCGATGCTTCCGTTCGGATATAACATTCGAAATACACGAATTCTTTGATTTACTTCCGCATATTCTTTTCCTTTAACTTCTATTTTTGTGATTGTTTGGTTCGCAATCATTAACGATTCGTATGTCATCTACACCGCCTCCTTCAACACAAGTTGCCCGTCTGGTTGTCTGATCAGAAGCGATCTGATAAGCTCTTCTCTCTTTTTCTTCTTGTCCTGGCAATCACATTTCTCTTCCGGATCCAAATTACAACCACAGAACGGACATTCCTTGTAATACATTAATACTCACCTATCTCTTTCACATAAGTTACACACCCGCGTTCTTCACGAAGTTTCATTGCGAGATTGTTTACTCTATTTTTTTCTGCGCATGTGGTAAAACGATATGTTCCATATTTGTATTCTTCTGCTCCAAACACCATCCATATTTCTGCCATTACACAACCCTCCTGTAATTAGCATTGAGGCAATCCTCACATAAACGTTCTCCATCTATCGTATAGATATAATCTCCTTCATACACCTCACACCCGCAGCAATCACAATATGTTGCAGGTTCCTGTTCCGGAGGCGCTGTTTTCCATTCGTCATATCCTGGTATATGTTCCATTTGACTAATTTCCTCCTGTTTTGTATAATATAATTGACTAATTTTCAGAGTGCTTCTCGCCTTGCCGGGCTTATGAGAGCACTCATTTTTATTTTGCCAAGTCAAACAACTGCTTGATTTGCCCGACTGTCAGTACGGTATCCGATTGCAGTCCGCACAGAGTATCAACAACCTGGCATCTTCTGGAAATCATGCTCAGACTTTTCAAGTCAGCTTTCTTCTCAAAGCTCTTAAGAAAATACCCGAACTCTTCCTCGTTCATCACTGTCGCGATCTCGTTCATACACTCACCACCTTCCTATACATATCCGTAAGCCCGTCTCCATTCCTGGTACTCGTCCTCCAGGTCAGCTTTTTCAATAACCTCATGGAGCATCTTGAACTTTTCATATTCAAACCGATGTCCGACTGCCTCAAATGGAATCGCTTCACACACCTTGCACTGCTCCGCACTATGCCGGAATAAGATTTCTTTTAAGCTTGCTGTATCAGCCATGTGATCACCTCCTGCATTTTCAGAATCTTGATGGAGATCATCACGAACATCATCATTGTCGCGATGTCTCCCAGAATTACCAACACGAATAACGTGTCCACAATCCTCTTCATTGTCCACTTTCTTTTCTTCATGTCTAATATCCCATGACCAGCCAATGAAGAAACATAGCCATCGGCAGTCCGTTCATCATCAGTCCTACCACTATCCAATCCCTAACTCTCATGGGCTTGTCCTCCTTTCAATCTTCTATCTACCTCTTCCGGTGGTATTTTCAGCCACTCCGCCAAGGCTCGCTTGTTGATTTCATAAGAATTCTGTGTGTTACCAGCTTCCTTGGCTGTAACTACAGTCCCAAACGTCCAGATACCTCTCTTAATTCGCTCCCGAACCATTTGCGGGGCACATCCTATGATTCGCGCTGTCTGATTGGCGCTTAGTATGTCTTTCATTTCCTACTCACCTCCCACATCACTGATTAGCTCTGGAATCAGCTTTTTCTTTATTGCCTTTATACTCTTTGGTTTGATATAATCTTCCTAATAAATGATGAAAGGAATGATTATTAATGAAATTAAATCCTGATTGCATACGAGATATACTTCTTGCTGTGGAAGAAATTCCTGATATAAACCACCATTGGCGATTTGATAAAGAAACCGTTCCTGAATTGCTTCCAAATTATTCTTTTGATGAAATAATGTATCACATCCGTCAATGTCAGCTTAATGAATTCTTTTTTCAAGCATCTGGCAATATTACTGGAACATGCTACACTATTTCGGATTTATCCCCTAAAGGACATGAGTTTCTTGCCAACATCAGAAATGATTCTTTTTATAATAAAGTAAAAGACATTGGTGCTGAACTTGGTGTGCAATCACTTAAAGACTTAACTCAGATTGCCTTGTCGGCAGCGTCTCTGGTCATCAAATCACACTTTAATCTTCCTTGATGTGCAGAGCTTTCAACGCTACTCTCTCGGCGTATTTCTTTATTAAAGTAGTATTAGGCAATGGATTTCCGCATTCAGCTATATAAAGAAGTACGCCCTGGAAACATAATTTCCAATAAATTGCTTTTGCTATCGCTATCATCGATAGCACAGCTAAAATTCCTATCAACATCTCGTTCACCTCACTTTACTTGCTCACTGGTTTCTTAACTTTTTCTAAAGGTTAATTGTTTTTGTTGCTAAAACACATAAAAAGTGATAGACTGAATGTTCGTATATATCAATATTTTGTATGCAAACACTTGTTTTGTACATTATCTAGTATTTTTATCTTGACTCACCATGATTTCAGTAGTAGTCTTTTGTTAGAAGCTTCAAAATTCCAACAAAAAGGCAGGTGATTACATGGCAAAAGGAAGTTCTTGTAAACCTTCCGCTAAAGTTAGTAAGGCTGGACGCACACTCGCTACAAGCAAATCTAAGTCTGCGAAATCACAAGCTGGTTCAACTTTAGCCAAGCATAAAAGCACCAATCACTAATTGGTCTGGGCTCGGGTTTTCCTGAGCCTTTTTAAATTGTCCTAAATAAAATCTTTGTAATCTCAACCATTGCATTTAATTCTGCCGGCATCGGATTGTCTTTACCTGCTGTACGAATTACGAAAGTTGATAATTCTTCTACCATTCCATCATACAAGGATTTATCTTTCTTCTTTCCCATCTTATTGTTTTCCCTCTTTCTCAATTTCAAAAAGATAATTTGCATCTACGCCCAAAATTGGACATATTCGAATCACGTCACTTATCTTAATGATCTTTCTTCCCGCAAGCATGTCATTAAGCATCTGAGGTGTGTATCCTGCGTTCTTGGCAACAAAGGTCTGTTTTAACCCTTTTTCACGGATAATACGCATGATGTTTTCTGCTACCGGTTTGTTATGATCTGCGATTTCCAATTTACTCCCTCCCTTCTTCTGAACCTGTTTCATCTGTTGCTGAAATTAATTCATCTACAGTACATTTCAGAATATCGGCTACTTTCTTAATGTTTTTAACTGTTGGACTCACACTATTTCCCCATTTGCAAATACTGCCCGTCGATACATTTGCTTTTTCCTCTAACTTGTTAATCGAAATCCCACGTTCTTTTGCAAGTTTACAAATATTTTCGTAAATCAAATTCACACCTCCTTTTTCAATATAAGTTCTGAAAAAATCACTAAATATTATTGACTAACTTCTGAAAATATCCTATAATTTGAATTACCACAAACAAATAAATAGCATATTTGCCATTC